ATAGATACCATACACTAACACAATTTTCATTTTCAAATACATTTACAATTTTATCTTGATTATCAAAATCTGCAAAGAGGTTTCTTGCTTCTCTATTTGTTAGTTCAAACGTATTAACGATTGCGAATTTTTCAGACCAAACTAAAACTTTTCTTAAGTCTCTTACTGTCATTTGCTTTTTCATTTTGTTTTCCTTTGTTTGTTATAATGTTAATTTGTTAGTACAAATATAAAATGTTTTTTGATAGAAACCAAGTAAAAAATAAAATTTTTTAAATTAATTCTAAATTCACCATTACAAGCATTGCATTTTTCTTCGCTTTTATTGAATTTTCAGTTGTGAAGCATCCTACAACTTCAATAAGTGTTGTATCCGCTGCCATTGTAATGGCACTAAACATTTGATAGTTTTCCGCAGTAATAAACTCATGAAATGCCTTTGCTGGATTACTAACAATTAACTCTCTTTTTTCTCTTAACGTCATTTCGTTTTTCATTTTTTTAATCCTTGTTTGTTATAATGTTAATTTGTTAGTACAAATATAAAATAATTTTAAATAGAAACCAAACTTTTTTTTTAATTTTTCAATTTTTTTATAAATACCAAACGCTTACACAATTTTCTGTTTCGAAAACATTAACTATTTTGTCTTGATTATCAAAGTTATAAAAGAAATCTCTTGCTTCTTTGTTTGTCATCTCTACTGTGTTTACTATAGCAAAACTATCTGATAAAAATAATACTCTTCTTAAATCTCTTACTGACATTTGCTTTTTCATTTTGTTCTTCCTTGTTTATTATTGTTTTAATTTGTTGGTACAAATATAAAGCGTTTTTTGATAGAAACCAAATTATTTCTAAAAAAAATAAAAAAAAGTTTTCCCATATTTTAAAAAAGTGCATATAAATCTTTAATTTCAAATTGAATGACTCTCATTCTATTCTCCGGACACATTGGGAGGTTTCTCCGTCCTCCCTTTGTGTTTTAATAAATATGCAATAAAAATGTTTGATATATTTGATTTCGCAAAAAACATACTCGCAAGCCTTGTATCTATAGTCTCGTTGTCTTTTTTCCTATTTAAATACCTTAATAAGAAGGATGCTGAACTGGCTAGGGTAATCTCTAACGTAATTAGGGAATCAACTTCAAAAGCCTTTGAGGTCGCTCATATTGAGCGTAGGGTTCGGGAGCTTGAAGAGGCCGAGACTAAGAATACAGAGGCTATTAGAGAGCTGGGAACTCAATTAAATGCCAGATTAGACCAATTATTTATGATAGTTGCTCAAACTAAAGGCCACGAATGAAAAAAAAAGTTGTTTTTGGATTAAAAGGGATTAAACTTACAACACCAGCGGCCATGAAGCGACTTGGGGTTGCCTTGGCTGCATCTGGAACGGCCGGTGCTGGAATTGCATATATAATGGAATATCCTAAAATTAGTTTATTTTGTCTAATTATGACAATATTAGGAACTTTTATAAGCCAAATGTTTGGAGAAGTTAATGAGGGATAAACATAACATAAAAATTCGAGTCGGTGAAACCTTTAAACAGGTTTTTAAAATTGTAGATAATAGTGACGTTCCATTTGATTTAACCGGTGCGACAATAGTATCTCAATGTAGAGACAAGCAAACAAACATTCTTAAATTTACATTTGTAAGTACAATTGATATTCCGGCAACATCTGGAATATTCATGCTATCACTCACCGACGATAATACTGCAATACTTAGTCCACAAGATTTATTAAAATATGATATAAAAATTACTTTTGCAACTGGCGAAACTGTTAGTTGGATTCGAGGTGATTTACAAATATTAGAAAGGGTATCAATATGAGTCTAATCGATATATCAACCGTAGGAAATTATGTAAAAGTTCAATGGAATGGCGGCTTAACAGCTACAATCCCATCTATTATTGGTGAGCAGCCATCAGGCTCTATAAACGGTATAAACGCAACTTTTGCTAGTTCTTATGCATTTATTCCTGAATCAGTTGAAGTGTTTGTGAATGGAATACAAGCTACTAAAAATATTGATTTTACTACATTTGGCAATAATACTATAAATTTTACTTATTCGCCATCTATTGGCGATGTTATTAGAACAAATTATAACAAGGCATAATAATGGCAGAAACACAAATTGCTGGAAGGCAAATAAAAGATAATGCAATAGATAATAGTAAAATTGCAGCCGGTGCAAATATTGCATCATCTAAATTGGCAGACGGTTCAAACTTTATAAAGAAAGACGGCTCTGTGGCGTTTACGGGCTCAATAAGCGTAGGAAATCAATATATAACAAATGTCGCATCGCCGAATAACAGTACAGATGCTGCGAATAAATCTTATGTAGATACTTTGATAAGTAATTTATCTACATTATATAAGTATAGAACGGTTCACGCGGCGTCTACGGCGGAGATTAGTATAAATTTACCATCGTCTACTATTGACGGGCATTCGTTGACTAACGGCGATAGAATACTATTAAAAAATCAAAGCAGTTCGCAATATAATGGTATTTATGTATATAATGGATTAGGTACACCATTAACAAGGGCAGCAGATAGTGATACATATAATGAGTTAACAGGCTCATTGGTATATGTAGAAAATGGTACTACATTAGCTGATACTAGATTTTTTTGCACGTCAAATAGTGGCGGTACATTGGATGTCACTGCAGTTACATATGTTCAGGATAACGCTGCTGGAATGACGTCTGCGAACTTTGTATTTGAGGAAATTCCATCTGGAAGTTTAAATGGACTGAATACAACTTTTACGTTAGCTTTTACACCAGTAACAAACAAGGTCAAGCCATATTTAAATGGAATTAGATTGCGAAGTGGTGTCGGTAATGATTACACAATATCAGGTGCGACAATTACACTTAGCAGCGCCCCGACGTCGTCTGATATATTAACTGTTGATTATATAAAATAAGGTGTGATAATGCCTACGACTTCAATTAAGACAACGCAAATAAAAGATGATGCGGTTACGTTTGATAAAATACAAAATGCAACTTCGGAATCTGTATTGATAGGAAGGGGTTCAGGAAATGGTGGCGGTAATTATCAGGATATAACACTCGGCACAGGCTTAAGCATATCGGGTACGACACTTAATGCATCGAGCAGCGTTTCTGATGGTGATAAGGGCGATATAACGGTAAGCGGTTCAGGTACAACGTGGACTATTGATAATTCAGTGGTGACAGGTTCAAAAATTGCAACTAATACTATTACAGAATCAAAGATACAATCAGGCGCAATCACAAACACAAGTATTTCGAATTCTGCTGGTATCACATTATCCAAACTTGCTTCTCAAAGTTCATCTCAATTAGTAGGTACTTCATCAAGCTCTGGTACTGTTACTGCTATTACTCTTGGAAGTGGTTTAACAATGTCAGGAACTACACTGAGTGCAAGCGGTGGGGGTGGCGGTGGCTCGTACCCAACTCAATCAGTAGTAAAACCATCAAACGAAACTATATACACAACGAATCCGACTTTTGCTTATGACTCTCACTTATCCATAACAGTAACAACAGCGGGTACGTATTCATGGGAATTAGATGCAATATTTCAAAGTGCGGGGGGTGCAACAAGATTTGATATAAATGGTGCAACTTCAGGAACGGGAACTGCGAGTAATTGGAATTCAGGCGGGCGAGATATGGTCGGACAATGGTGTGCGCAAATTTCATCATTTAATACACGAACATTCGGCAAAGCATTTGGAATTGCGGTTCTTTCAGCGGGCGCAACTTTTAAAGTTGGTTATTATGCTTTTGATAACGGTAATATAACTTTGTATTCAGGTTCATGTTTAAGAATATTTAAAATAGATTAATATGTTAAAATTTTCACATACTAGCGACACTAGCAATTTAAATATTATAACTTATCACTTCATAGATAATGAAGGCAATTACAGAGGGATATGTGTAGATAAGAATATCAATCATGAAGATGCATTGGTTATGTTGTTGGAAATTCCTATTGTAGAACCAGTTGATTCCCCACTTGGGTTGTCTTAATCTTGAGCTATCGTGAAACAAAGCACACTATTCGCCACCGTCTAAAATTAGACGAGGCGGAGGTAATTTACAAGATGCGAGGTATTGCAAGCCCAGACGTCCCTATGGATTGGCTTGATGCAATGCCAGACGGTCGTGACCAATCTTATAGCCTTGTAAGGATTGAAGGCAAAACAGCGGTATTTTGTGATATTCATTTTGGTTCTCACGATATCATTGCTTTGAAGTCCGCAATACAGGCAGCAAAGCGTGAAAAATGCATTAATATTGTTCTTAATGGCGATGTAATTGATTGCCATAAATTAAGTAGACATCCACAAGAGCCGGATGCTCCTAAATTTTTGTTAGAACTGGAATTAACTAGGCAATTTTTAAGAGGATTAAGAAGTGAATTCCCAGATGCAAGAATTATTTTTAAAGTTGGGAACCACGAAGACAGGTTGCAAGCATACTTGATAAAAAATGCGGACGCCGTTCAGGAACTAATTACGTGGCCGGCATTATTGAAATTTGACGAGTTAAATATTGAATTCGTGGAGTCAGGGCAATTTATGAAAGTTGGGAAAACTTTTATAGCTCATGGACATGAATTTAAAGTTAGCGGAGGCATTAATCCGGCTCGTACTTTATTATTAAAAACTCTATCAGATACTGTTATTGGTCACGTGCATAGAACAAGTTTTTCAACTGGTAGGAGTTTAGAAAATAAATTTATAAAGTGTTATTCGATTGGTTGCTTGTGTAAATTAGTTATGAATTATATGCCGCATTCGAATAGCAATCACGGTTTTGCGATAATAGAAAATGATGGGAATGTAAGAAATTTTATTATAGAAAATGGAATAGTTCAATAATGGATAAAATGATATATTTTGCAATTTTTATAATTGTAGTCAGCACTTTTTTTATTGGAAAGGGCTGCCAAGATTTGCCGGTTAATCCAACAATTACAGAATACAAAGTAATTCCATACCCTACATATAGAATTGATACTGTAAAAGTAAAACAAGTGGAAATTAAATACCAAGATAAAATTTATTTTGATTCAGTACATATTCCTTGTGGAGATACTGCTTTTATTGTTCATTCGGATACAATTTTTGTACCTAGTGGAGATACCATTAATTTATCTTTTAATTATGCGAATAATTTAGGTAATTTTGGACTAATGTACAGGCCAAAATCAGATTCTATTATGATTAAGACAATAACAGTTCCCGAACAAAGTAATAATAATAATTATGGATATTTCGTTGGCAGTTTTGGAATCGGTGCTATTTTGGGAATTATTGCCGGCATGACAAATAAATAAAAAAGGAGTAAAGAATGTTAGTTAAAATTGAAAGAATAAAGGCTAATCCAAAAAATCCTAGAATATTAAAGGACAGCAAATATAATTCGTTAAAAAAATCTTTAGAAGATTTTCCAGAAATGCTGCAAAAAAGACCCTTAGTCGTTTTTACAGATAAGGACGATAAGTTTGTGGTTCTAGGGGGAAATATGCGATTTAAAGTTGCAAAGGAACTTGGATTCAAAGAATTGCCTATAATATTAGCCGATGATTGGACTGAGGAGCAAAAAACACAATTTTTAATCAAAGATAATGTGAATTATGGCGACTGGGATTGGGATGCGCTGGCAAATGAATGGGATAGCCTCGAATTAACAGATTGGGGCTTGGATATACCCAATTTCAAAATTGATGATATTGATTACAGCATACTAGAAGATGAGAACCTAGATGAAGAAATTAACGAAATGGCAAATGGGGTAAAAAAAGCAATACAAATTGAATTCGAACTTGGTGACTACTCCGAGGCGCAAGAATTAATAAAAATACTAAGAGAAGACGAAATTTATATTGGAGGCCTAGTTTTGGAGGCCTTGCGAAAAACAAAAAAATAAATTTCATATAATTAAAAAAATATTATTATGAGCGTTGCTATTTTTTTATGCGGGAATTTTGGCGTAGGTAAAAGTTCTATTATTGATTTACCGGTATTGGAAAAAAAAGAATATTTATTGCATATTGGCAGTAATATTTGGATTTTAGGAAAAAAAATAAACGGGGCGGATTCAATATCTAATATTGATAAAGAAAGTGTCTTTAACTATATTAATGAAAATGCAGATAAAAACATTATTATCGCTGGTGTTTATTATACAAAATATGTTGATTTTTTAAGAATTAAAAAAAGCCATGTTCCAATTATCGTTTATTTAAAAACAAGTTTTGAAAATAATGCTAAAAGAATTTCGAAACGAGGTGGCATAATTAATCCAAAAACATATATAGAAAATTTAAAAAACCATCTTAATCTTATGAAAAATTTGAAGGGAATTGCTCAACGCATTGTCATTGATAATAATAAAAGCCTTGAGGATGTGAAAAGTGAATTTTGGAATATTGCTTATAATTTATGCAGTAAACAATCATGAAAAAATTACTTTTGCAAAAAAAAGAACATATTGTTAAAATTGGTGATAAATGTGGCAATATAGTCCCAAACATATTAGAAGATTGTATTTTTTATAACGAGGAAGGAACCCCCGTTGGTTTTTATTTAAAAAAAATGAATGACAGGGCTTGCAAACTTGCGGACATAGCCAATGCCGAATTATTATCTAAAAACGTTCCAAAGCAAGAAATGAGTCGGGGTCCCCAAGGTAATAAACAAGATAAATTAAACAGGTTAAAAGCCGGTAAAAACCTAGTAACTCAATTTAGCACTATAATCGGTTCAGTACCCCCGAAACCTCACATGAGGCGACCTTATCCATCCAGAAGCAGCGTGCATCTCGTACCATCGGCGGCAACTTTTATAAAAGCGATGTGGATGCTAGCTATAGAATCGGAAAACATTATAAGAGAATTAATGCCGGCTCAGTATGCAAAACAAGTTGAATTATTTAAAAATGTAGATAAAAAGTGGCGGTTCGGAAACTTGTTTACATCAAGTATTTCTAATTATAATATTAATGCTGATTACCATCGTGATGCCGGTAATATCATTGGAGCAGTAAATGTAATAATAACGAAACGAAACGATGCAACCGGTGGCGACTTGAATATACCAGATTATGGAATAACTATTGACCAATGCGACAATAGCATGCTAGTATACCCAGCGTGGATGAATATACATGGCGTGACACCAATAAAAACAAATAGTGAAAGAGGATACCGTAATTCACTTATTTTTTACCCTCTAAAAGCCTTTGTAAGCAACGAAACGGAAAAGGCTGGGTGAATATACCAAAACAACGAAAATACAGCGTAAAAACCATCTAAACAATTAAAATGCCGAATCCTGAAAACATAGTAAAACATAAATGGAAGAAAGGTCAAACAGGCAACCCAAATGGAAGGCCAAAATTAATTCCAGATTTAAAAGAAGTCATTGCTGAAGTGTTTTCGCAAACTAATGAACGAGGCATAACTTTGTTAGAGGGTATCGTAACAAGACAAGCAAAAATAGCAGCAAATGGAAAAGATAACGATTCGACAAGGGCTTTTGATGTTTTGATGAAGTATGTATATTCACCAAAGACAGAAGCAAAACAAGAAGTAAAACAAGTTATAATCTGGGGCGATGCAAATGGAAACGATGGTTCAGAACATAGTGATAAAACCCCATCAAAAACAGATGGAAATTTTGAAGCAGCGGAATCGCTTTAATGTAATAAGGTGCGGACGTCGTTTCGGAAAATCTTATCTTGCCTTTGCACTTGCTTTAGAAAAAATGTTAGAGTCAAAAAATAAAAGTGTTCTTTATACTGTTCCAGCGAATGTGGATTTAAAAAATAGATACAAAGAGGCCGTAAGATTTTTCACCCCTTTAGGAGCGGAATGCAAATGGGGAGAAATTACATTAAATAGTTCCACTCTTGATTTGAGTGGCATCTGGCGTGCCGATGCTTTGCGTGGCAATCATTACGACAGATATATTGGCGACGAGTTTGCGCATTGTATAAATGCCGAACCGGCATGGGAAGAGTCCATATCAGCAACCCTTGGCGATAGTGAGGGCGATGCATATTTCTTCTCTACTCCAAAGGGAAAAAATTATTTTAATTACTTAGATAACTTAAGCAATACACATAATGACTGGAAGTCGTTTCATTACACTACATACCAAGGCGGTCAAATTTCTTATAATGAAATTGAGCGTCAAAAAGTAGTTTTGCCGTCAGTTGTTTTTGCTCAGGAGTATCTTGCGGAATATGTTGATAGGGATGCCGCTAAAATAAAAAGAGACTGGATTAAAATTAGCAACGAAAAACAATGTTTAAATCACTATATTGGAGTGGATTTAGCAATATCGCAAAAAGAAACGGCTGATTATACTGCTATAGTTGTAATTGGAATTACAGCCTTGAATGAAATAGTTGTTGTTGAAGCGAAACGAGGCCGTTGGAGTTTTGTCGAAATAGGTACTGAAATAATAGCAATGGAACAAAAATGGAAGGCGAAGGTAGTCGCCGTGGAAGCAAATCAGGCTCAAGCATACATGGTTCAGGAACTAAAAAGAAATACAAGAATGAATGTTATTGGCATCGTTTCAACACGTGATAAAATTACACGGTTCCAGCCTGTGGAAGCAAGATACGAGCAAGGGCTTGTCTACCATGTTAGCCACTTAGCTCCGGAATATACTGAAGAATTACTTAGTTTTACTGGGACTCCACAAGATAGGCACGACGATTTCATTGACGCTATCGGTCATGCATTTTCCGCAATTCGTAAATCACCCCAAATTTTGATATGAGCAGACTTGATAAAATACGTGAAAAAATTGCCGATGCAATACTGCCAACGGCAAAAAGAAATCAAAAACCATATAGTTCGAGCGTAGGCTATAAATCTACAATTAGTTTGCCAACTGGAAACGAACTGCAAATGTCATTGCGAGGGACCGTCTATGCTTGCTTGCAATTAAGGGCAAATGCTCTAAGCTCGGTTAAATTTAATGCCTATAAAGAGAAGGCATATAGTAAGGACGAGCTCAGCAACGACCATTGGACAAATAAATTAATAAAGAACCCGAACCCGTTTTTTACTCATTCCCAGTTATGGACTTTCATTGAAAATTGGCTATCGATTAATGGTAATTGCTTTATATGGACACCGACACTCGGCTATGAAGTACCCCTCCAAATGTGGGTATTGAACCCGACACGAACAAGAGTTTTACTTGGTGGTGATAATTTTGTTCAGGGATATATTTACCAAAGTGTAAATGATGGCAATATTACTATCCCAGAGAATGAAGTGATACATCTTGCAAAAGTGCATCCTAGTTATAAGCCCGATGAAATAATTGGAATGAATGTGTTTGGGACTGGTTTGGTTACGGCTGCTCTTGATTATGCTAATATTGATGTTGAGGTGAGTGAGTTTTTACATAGGTTTTTTAGTAATAATGCCGTTCCTCCATTAATTGCCACTCACCAAGACCAAGTTGATGCGGATGTGTGGGAAAAATTAAAAGCACAATGGAATGAGGAAATGCCGGATTATAAATTACGTGCATTGTTAGGAAGCGGCCTTGGATTACAGTTGCCACCGTCTAGCGATTTGGGAATTAGTTATGATGCCGTATCAAAAGAATCCCGTTCACAAATTAGTCAAATTTTTGGCGTTCCATCGGGTATGCTTACAGGTGAATATCAAAATAGAGCAACGGCAGAAATACAATTTGCAATTTTTAGGCAAAACACAATAGACCCCGAAGCATTATATATAGCCGAAGAGTTTACAAGGCATTTTAGACGCTTTGAAGAAGACATTATAATTGAGTCGGAACCCTATGTTTATGTGAACCAAGAAACCGAAATGAAACGTGAGGAGTTCGAATTAAAGTGGGGAATTAAAACTATTAACGATGCACGTAAAGAGCGTGGTTATGATGTTATAAAAGACGGTGACGTTCCTTTGATTTCCAATGGTTTTGTTCCATTAGATACGTTGTCAAATTTGCTACCAGTAAAAAATGAAGTGAGCCCAAATTTACAAAATACTTTACAATCAAATTTTGCACTTGAACAAAAAAAATTCCCTTTAACAACTGCGGAAGCTAGGGATATTTTTTGGCGTAATTTTGATAATTTAACAAAGCAGAACGAACTCGGCATTGGTAAAATAGTAAATAAAATTATAAAAGATTTAGAAAAAAAAGTAGTGAAACAAATAGACGATAATCAGTTGGCGCTTATTGATTTAAAAGTAAGTCCAACAGATTTTTTAGAATTTAAACAAAGTGTTCAGGAATCTTGCAACAGGGCGGTTGATTTAATTGTAACAGAGCTAGGCATAAACAAAGCAAATTTAGGGGGCGAAGTTGCCACTCAAATAAATACTTTAACTCAGGAAACCTCCGCAAAAATTACGGATAGTTATGGAGTAATTGTTGAGGAGCTACGGTCTACAATTAATAATAATGCCGGCGCTTCTAAGGAAGAACTTAAGCAAGTTTTAAAGTCTAAATTTGACACGCTAAGTAATTCGAGAGTAAATACCATAGCCCAAACAACGGCATCAAATGTCACTTCGGGAATGCAATATTCTGTTTATAAAAGCCAGAATTTAAAAATGGCATGGTTGTCAATGAGGGACGGTAGTGTAAGACCATCACACCAAGCGGCCGACGGTCAATTACAAGGTGCAGACGGATACTTCACAGTTGGTGGTGAAAAAACAACACGGCCGCTCGGCGCTGGCTTATCGCCTAAAAATGTTATAAACTGTAGATGTCAAATATTTCCACTAAGATAATTTATGTACATACCTACAAAAGGAATGCAAGTTGAAGCCGAGCGCGCTATCAAGTGGAAAGAAGAAGGCCGCAAAGGTGGCACCCGAATAGGACTAGTAAGAGCACGACAAATATTAAGGGGCGACCCTATGAGTTTGGATATTGTTAAAAGAATGTACTCTTACTTTTCAAGGCATGAAGTTGACAAACGAGCAGAGGGTTTCGAACCTGATGAAAATGGTTATCCATCCGCCGGCCGAGTGGCATGGGGACTCTGGGGTGGAGATGCCGGTTTTACATGGAGTAAAAATATAGTTGAAAATTTAAAGAAACAAGGATATAAAATGCAAATTACTAAAAGACAAAGCGAACTTGTAAAACGGAACGGATACGAGGAGCATAGTGAGCACGAATATAACGAGCAACAAACTGCCAATAAAGAGAGTGACATATATACTTTTATTGTAAGCACTCCAGAAGTTGACAGATACGGAACTATAATTGTTCCAAGTGGCATTGACTATACTTCGTACTTGAATAATCCAATAGTGTTGGCTCAGCATGATTCAGACGACTGGCCGATAGGCAAATGCCTAGGTTTTGCTATGAATGGCGAAAACTTAGAAGCGACCTTACAATTACATAGAATTACTGACGAGGCTTGCGAAGTTGCTGACCTTATCGCCGCCGGTTTTGTCAAGGCAGTTTCGGTTGGAATTATACCTTTAGAATACGAAGAAAAGGTTATTGACGGTAAAAAGGTTACCATATATACAAAATCAGAATTAGTTGAATTTAGTATTGTATCAATACCGGCTAATCGTGAGGCATTAATAAAAAAATCAATAGAATACAAATTAAAATCTATTTTTAAATCATTAACAAAGGTCACAAGGATGTTGACTCCAGAACAAACACAAGCAATTACCGACAATTTTTTGCCGGTTCTAAAAGAAGCTACCATAACATATCTTAGAGACGAACTGGGAATCACCGAAGAGGAAGCAATTAAAGCAGCGGAACTAATGGCTTTAGAAGCCGGTGAAACATTGATTGAAGCATTAAACGGGAATATTCCAGAAGTAGAACCGACTACAGTACCTGAACAACCGGCCGTAGATGCTCCACAAGCGCCAGAAACATCTCAGCCCGAACAAACTACCACCACGGCAAGTTTCACGTCGCCACAGACAAGAGTAGGAAAAAAAATAGCAGCATCAACACAATCACAAATTTCACAAGGATTGTCGATGATACAAGAAGGATACAAAACAATTAACAAAGCAATCGCAATGGATTCAGCTCGTTCTATAGATATCAAGCCGCTTAAAAGGCTAACAACAAACGAACTATTGAATTTAATTTAAAACATAATTTTTACAAGGAATAAAAATGGATAATTTAGTTATAACACCGGAACAATTTAAAGAAGTTGTAGATAGAAAGGTTGCGGATAAATTAAGAAGCACAAATCCAATTAATAACGTGCAAAAGGGATTCGTAAGCATTAAAGCAGACCATGACTCACGTCGTGAACAAGCAAGGTTGATTGCTGACTATATTAATGCAATTTACAAAGGCCGTGAAGGTGCTGCAGATGAAATAGCTCGCAAAGCTAATGAAAAATATATTACAAGAGCAAATTTCAACACCGGAACAAGCTCACAAGGTGGAGCGGCGGTGCCTCAATTTTGGGTTGAAGAAATCATGAATTTTGCCGACCGTTTTGGCTATGCTAGAGCACTCGCAAAAATCTACCCAATGCGTGGCAAAACTGAAAATCTTGTAAGCTCTGGAGCGTTTACAGGCGCCGTCGTTGCCGAGGGCTCAGGATTAACACTAACAGATTCAACGAACTTTTTTACGGCAACTCAACTTACTGCTAAAAAAATTGTGGCCGGTGCGATTGTTTCTGAAGAGCAATTAATGGACGCAACCCCAGCATTCTTAGACTATGTAATAAATGGTCTAGGCCGTGCTCTTGCTGAAACAGAAGACAAGCAATTTTTCAACGGTGATGGCAATACTCCAAACTTTACAGGCTTAACTGGAATCGCCGGAACAACTACAGTTCGCCAAGGTGGAGCAAATAACTCTGGAAAAGATACATTTGGTGAAATCTCATGGACTGACTTGTGGAATTTACGCTTAGGAGTCAATTCTGGCGTTGGTGCAAATGGTTCATTCGTGGTTCCTCAATCAGTATTTGGATTTTTAATGAAAGAAACCGGCGGTTCAAGACCTATTTTTGACATGGTTCGTCCTATGGAAGTGGCTTCTATTGGCTTAACAGCATTAGAAGGAAATTCTTATTTTACACCGACCGGCCGTCCTATGCACGTTGTTCCTGACTCATTATTCCCCACAAGCGCTGCAAACACTGCGAGCGCATTTTATGCAGACTGGAATCAATTTACAGTAATGGGAATACGTGAGGATGTTAGTGTAAATGAGTACAAAGAATACTTCGGTGCGACCGGCCTTGGTGGAACACATCAAAAGGGAATTGAAGTTGTTGAAAGAGTTGGTTTTGCGTTCCCAGCGCCAAGTGCTATCGGTGTTCTTAAAACATCAACAACCTAATTAGGATTAATGTATGTTATATAGTGTAATTTTGACAAAACCGTACAACGGTATTTCGGCTGGGTACGAAACTTCGTTACCAAAAGAAATAGCAGAACAATTAATCAAAGAAGGCAAAGCAGTTGAACTGCCAACTGCAAAGTCACCAAAGATAGAACAAATTAAAAAAGGAAAGTAAATGGCTTTTATAAGTGCATATCCAAGACAGTTTAAAACATTTATAAATTTTCTAAATATAGAAATTAATGGTGAGCCGACCGTTGAGGATACGGCATTATACGAGTACTTCGATACCCTTTTTGATGTATGCTACGAGGAGGCTGAAGGCTATTGCGGTCAGCCTCTAAGGGCATTGAGTGTAAACTATCAATTTTACGGCAGTAAACTACAAAAAACACTTAATAAGTACACGTCGTGGAAGTTTATACCATACTCAGCGAATACACAATTAAGTTCACTTAGCTGGCGTGAGAATGAGTTTGCTACTTATTCGGCACTGAGTGCAAATAATTATATTTTTAGCAACGAACCTTATGGCAATTATATTATTTTAAAAAATAATTACGATGGACAATTTAAAGCGGTTTTGACGACAGGCTATACTGACGCAAATATGCCGAATACTGTTTTACAAGGAATTGCAGAAATGGCGGCTTTAATTTATAAGCAGTCCGCTCAGGGTGGAAACTGGTTTGGATTAAGTTCAATTAGTACAGGTGGAGCCGGTCAAAGTGTTAATAACTCTCTTAAGCTAGATATTACATGGCAAAAATATTTTAATAAATATATTATTCCAACGGTCTAATGGCAATACTAGATATATTAAGTTTTCAAAATAAAATTGCTCCAATTTTACAAGATGCAATTCTTAATTTTAGTTACGAAGCCGGTACCGAAATAAAATTGAACATGAAGTTGGCTAGCTTATCAGATAAAAAGAAAAAAAATCCAGATGTTGGAATCGGAAGTTTGCGAGTAATTACCGGCAACTTAGCTCGCTCTTTTGATAAAAATGCAAAGGGCAATATTTTTGAGGTAAAAAAAAGCCAAAATGATATTGAATTAAATTATGGTTCTAACTTACCGTATGCATTGATTCACGAATTTGGTGGAAAAGCTAACTTAGCTATTTTACCGAAACGACCATATTTTTATGATGGTATTAATAAATGGAAAAAGAAATACCAAAAAAAAATGGAATTAAAATTAAAAATTGCAATCACCGATGAGTTAAAAATATGGCTAGAGAATCAAAGGCAATAAGCAGTATTATTGACCAACTAAATACAATAGAAAATTTAAAAGTTTATGAGCACGTTCAAATAGATAAGTGGAATACATATAATTTTAATTATGTAGGAATTTTATCCGGTAGTGATACCCGTGAGTCAGAAACGTTCGAGGATGATAGTACAATTTTAAACCGTGGTCAACTAGAAATATTTATTTTAGTTGGATGCCAAGTTAAAAAAATTATTGCTAACAAAGCAACTTTAAGAAATGCGCTTGCAGATTTATGTGAGATTATAGAATATAAATTACATAATTTAGAGATTGAAGGTTATTTAACTGAGTTTGAAGCTACCGAGTTCGCACCATTGACATTCGTTGATTCACAGGCGGTAACCTTTTCAGATGATGAAACTAAAGGCATAGCATTGATGACATTTAGAACAATTTATTATAGAAATTGATGAAACTTTCAGTTTGTGTATTGTATCAAGATGGCGATGATTTGGTGAGCTGGCGTAAATCATTACCAAAAAAAAATATTCAAGTTATTGCTCTTAAAACAAATTATGATAAAAATATTATAGAGCCTAAATTTGAAGTAATAGGCATCACCGATGAATTAGTTGGCTTGCAATGGAATTACAATGATTTTGAGTCACAATTTGATTTTAGTTATTTAAGAAATAAATGCGATGAGTATGCCACGGGTGATTGGATATTACACATGGACTCAGACGAAAGATTTGCAAGCCCTTTCCAAGAATTATGGGATTATTTAGAAGCTATGGAAAGCCAAGGGGTGAAAGGTGCTTATCTATCTGTTTTTGGCGTCTATGGGGAGCATAGCGACGCAACAACTAGACAAAGGTATATAAACCCGAATATGAGACTTTTCCGCAATTACAACGGAATTTATTGGGAAGGAATATGCCACGAAACAATCGATAACATAGTGCATAAAGATTTATTCGCAGATACCGATATAATGATATATCACAAAGGGTACTCAACCTCGGACGAGGTTATGAAAGAAAAATGCGAACGAAATGCAAAACTTCTAATAAGAGAATGGATGAGAGATAAAAGTGAAAGAAATTGGCATTATTTAATGAATACATTTTCGCAATTAAAACAATTTATAAAGGAATAAAAATATGGCAGTAATTGGAGGCGGTAACCTTTCTGTTTTTTATACAGTAAGTGAAACGACCGGAGCGCTTGGAACAGTAATTCAAGCGACTCTAACTAAAAAAGTTAAAACAAGCGTATCAAGAAAAAATTTTACAATCGACCAAAACGAAGACACTCCAGAATTAACAAAGTTCTTCGAAGATTTTGCACCGGCTCAAGCGACAACAACAAACGACCAAGGTCAATACGAAGACGGCGTTCAATTTAATTCAGCGACGGCAAATAGTCCATCTTTATTGCAGATTATTTATGGTGGAAAATTAGCAGCGGATACAGGCACACAAACTAAAAGAAAAGTTGTTTTGATGGTTTGTAAGCTAGCTCAAGACGCCGGCGCTTTTGACATGGAAGCCGGTAAATATACCAAGCCCAAAATTATGGGAGACATTGTAAATAATGATGCGGTAATTACCGTCTTTGGAACTTGTTTTGATACGGCTTATGTATCAAGTCCGGTAACAGTAACAATACCAGTGGATACAGGATACAAAGAAATTTGGATAACTTGTAATAGATTGTAATTTACAGGCCGGTGAAAGCCGGCTTTTTTTTTTATTTTTTGGAGAATAAATATGCACGAAGATGTGAAAAATTTTTGCACGAAAATACATGGCGAATATCCTTCGTATTTTAAAGGCAAAAAAGTGTTGGACGTTGGTTCTTTAGATATAAATGGTAATAATAGATATTTGTTCGAAGACTGCATTTATAGTGGTCTTGATTTGGCAGAGGGCTCGAATGTGGATATTGTATCAATTACTCATGAATATAATGCTTCGGATAGTTCGTATGATTTTGTAATTAGCACCGAATGTTTTGAACATGATTTGCATTGGGAAAAATCAATAAAAAATATTATAAGAATACTTAAAAGCGGCGGCGCTTTTTTGTTTACGTGTGCGACCACGGGTAGACACGAACATGGAACGGGGCGAAGTGACAAATGGTACTCGGCTCCTTTTTTACAAGGTATGGAAAACAGTTGGAAAAATTACTACCGTAATTTAACGGAAAATGATTTTTTAAGTATTGAAGGATTTCAAGAAGCATGGAAATTTTATAGCTTTGAAATCAATGGTGGTGACCTATATTTCTTCGGAGTAAAAAAATGAAATTATATTTAAATGGAACAGCGCATGAAGTGCCAATTTACAACTTATTAACGCCGGCTCTTTATGATAAAGTATCACCAATGCTGCAAGAGCTTGCAAATTCGAAAGGGGCATCAACAGCAGCCGAACAAGAATTAATGGAACGTATTTTTGCAATTCCGGAATTAGCCGAAAAAATAAATTTGCAAGCCGGTGCGGATGCATTCGTTGGTATTATGGATGATTTTAGATTTCGAGAGCTTGTAAAAGATTCATATTTAAAAATACGTAAAAATTTATTTGATGTAATAAATATCGATTCATCTACAATACCTACCATATTCAAATTTGTGCAAACTATTATTGATATTAAAAAAGTAAATAATGGCGAACTAATAGCAAATATTCAATCTGATTTAGAATCTGAATTTTGGCAGGAGCAAGACCTTGACGGCATCCTTACAGATTTAAAATTTTTTCGCGAAACAGTTTGCAAGCGAATCCGAATTATGTGATTATTACCTTGGTGAATTAGTTGTTTTTAATGACCCTGACGATAAAGAATATATTGAAGAAGATACGACTGAAGCCTATTTAGATGCTAGCCTATTAAATGAATACGTAATTTTTAGAGGCGTTGCAAACGGAGAACCATCCGCATTTTTGAAATTATATTATGAAACCTCGAGGGTTGATGTAATAAAAATCTATGCGTATAATTTAACATATAAAAAGCAAAAATTTAATTCCGAGAAACTAACTTATGGCCGATGATTTAAAAATTAAACTAGGACTAGACGCTGGTTCTTTACTGGATTCTTTAAAGAATGCAAGCAAAAGTCTAGAACAATTATTTCAACAAGTCAAATCCTCATCTTTATCCGCTCAAAAAGAACTTGCAAATATAAGCGATGAAAAGGTTGATATTGATAATAAGCCGGCAAAGGATTCTTTGAAAGAGGTTGAAAAGCAAGCAACTGAATCAAGTACTAAGGTAGGTGACACATTTAAAGACGCTTTTAAAGGGGCGATAGGAGGCGGCTTTTTAGCAAGTTTTATCGGTGGAAATTTAAAAGATGTTTTTCAAAATGGATTAACTGCCGTCGCCGATGGTTTTAAGTATGCTTTAGATAAGGGTATGGAATTTGAAACCCAATTAGCATCTTTAAGTTCAATAACAGGGGTTTCGGGTTCGGGTCTGCAAGATTTGGGCGCAAAAGCTCAAGCGATGGCCGGAAAATTTGGTACGGATGCTAGTGCAAACATTGAATCATTTAAAACAATTTTGTCCAAATTGGGTCCCGACATTGCGAAGAGTCCGGAAGCTCTTAACAGCATGGCCGAAAGTGTTAACACACTTAGCAAAGCAACTGGTGACGACCCCGGAAAAGCAACTGAAGCTCTTACAACGGCATTATTGCAATTTGGAGTTTCATTAGACGACCCTAAAAACGCCGCTGATGCGATGGCAGTTGCTATGAACGTTATGGCGGCCGGTGCAAAAGAAGGGGCTTCTGAGGTGCCTGATGTGGCAGCTGCTATAAATGTCGCCGGTGTCGCTGCAAAGGGTGCAAAAGTATCATTCGAAGAAACTAATAGTGCTATTCAAATTCTTGCGGCTGGTGGAAAGGTAGGAGCAGAAGCCGGTACGAGTTTACGGAACGTTTTGAATACTTTAGGAGCTGGGAGGTTTTTACCTAAGGACACTCAAGAAGAATTAAAAAAAGCCGGCGTAGATATAAATAAATTGGGTGATAATACTGTTAGTTTTTCGACAAGGTTACGTGAACTAGAAAAAATTAGCGGCGATACTGCTTTAAAAACAAAATTATTCGGAACGGATGCGGCCGCTGCGACAATTTTGATAAATGGTGCAACGGTAAAAACTGGGGAAATGTCTAGTTCGATGGACGGACTAACAAAAAAATTAACGGGGACACAAACGGCAACCGAACAAGCTGCGATTAATATGGCAACTTTTGGCGAGCAAATGAAACGGGTTCGGGCAAATATAGATAATTTTGCAATAGGATTTTACCAAGGCATTCAACAAACTTTTGGAATGCTAGCAGAAAGCACGGGGCCGGCCGTTGGTGAAATGATGTCGAATATTGGAGGTTATTTTACAAGGCTCTGGAGTGTTGTCCAACCGATACTAGCGTTGATTGGCGGAGCTATTATGGTAACAATTTCCGATACAATTAACGTTGCTGCAAATGTAATAAATCTATTCTATGAAATTTCAGTCTCTGCTTTTGATGGTGTTGTAAATGCAATAAGACCTCTCGTGAATGCTATTACGGGGGCTTTGGGAATTGATGGGGCGGCCGGTAAAAGTATTGATGTCGTTAAAATTTTGCAAGATGTAATGAACGGTCTTGGAACTGTTATAAATACCGTATTTGATGTATTTACTGCAGTTGGAAAATTTATTGTTGATATATTTATTTCTGGATTAAATAACCTTATAAAAATTTGGATTGCTCTTGGTTCAGCAGTAACTACGGTAGTTAAATACTTCGGTGACTTTTTATATAATATTCCATTTATAAAAAATGCCGTGGAAGGGTTAAAAAGCGGTTTTGATGCCGTTTATAATTTCTTTGCCGGACTGCCCAAAATTATTAATGAAGTGCAAATTTATTTAAAGGCTTTTGGATATATGTTTTCAGAAGTTTTTAAGGTTTTACAAGATTCATTTGATAGGGTTTTAAAATTAGATTTTTCAGGAGCAAAGGCTGCTCTTGGAAGTCTTTTTGATTCGGGTACATGGTCAAATTTATTTTCTCAAGGGCAGCAAAAGGCAAGAGCAGAATTAAAACAAACAACCGAACAGGTTCAAAAAATTGGTGATGAATTTAAAAAGTTTCAAAGCGAAACTACAACAACCGAAACGAAGCCGCCACCAACTGGAGACAAGCCGAAGGGGGAAAAAACTGATGTTGTTACGGCATTAGAAAAGGCAAAAAATGAATATCAAAAATATTATGATGAATTAGAACGTGAAAGAAATAAAGACTATTTTAGATTTAAAGGTACCGAAGAAGAAAAAAAGGCATTTATAGAAAAAAGGCTAAAAGAAGATGCGCTTAAGCAGCAAGAATATTTGAATCAAGTATTTACGAATGGAACTGGTACCGAATACCAAACAGAAATAAAAATACTGCCAAATATAAATGAAGGCGAGAGCGCCGGAACTATTATAGATACCTATCAAGAAATCTTTAAAAAAAATAAAGATATTCTAGATAAAAGTTCAAATATCAAAGTAAAAGTTGACGATGAGTCTAGAAAAGAAGTTTTAACAGAATTATCAGATTTTGTAAAAGAAGCCGGCGTAAATATTAAAGATTTTGAAAAGTTTTCAAATACTTTTATTCCGGAACCAGTAAATACTCAAATTGCTTTAGATAAAATCCAGTTACAATACCAAAACATGGTGGATTTTTTAATTTCCACTAATCAACAACTCGCTGAAAAAAGGCTGCTGGCATTATCACTAGGCGATAATAAAACTGTTGAGGATATAGATAAATACTTAGAACAAAATAATAAAATTATAACTGAAACTAAATTAAGGTTCGAAAGATTTTCAGCGGACTCAAAAAAAGCTATTGACAATAATAATATTGCAAGCATAACAGGCTTCGCACTCGTTTCATCGTTTCAGGATGTATTTAATGCGGAAAAAATACGGAAGGAAAATGAAACGAATAAAAAAATTCGTGAGGATAGACTAAAAACATTAAATGACGAAGAGTCAGATTTAAAGAAGGCATTTGCTAAGAGAGAAATTACAGCCGAAGAATATGCTGCTAAGATGGCAGTAATTAATAGAGAACGCTCCAATGATGAAAATGAACAAAATAATGTAAATTTAAAAAGATTTAAAGAGTCCGGTGATAAAACTATTGCTCAGGTGTTAAAAACTCAGGCGGCTGCGACTAGAGAAACCTATAAAAACAAAACAGATTTAAATGAATACGACAAAGCTTACGGAGATTTTTTAGCTAACACTCTTTCTGGATTTGCCGATTTGGCTGCGAGTGGAACAGCAACTTTGAAAGATTTTGGCAAAGTTAGTGTTCAAATAGCTTTTGATACTCTTACAAAATTAATTCCGATTTTTATTACAGAAATTGCTGGAAAATCCTTTGCTCAAGGGCCGTATGGTATTGTTTTAGCTGGTGTTCTGACAGCCGCTCTGTACGGATTATATGGACAAGCTCAGGCGTCATTAGGTTTTAAAGATGGCGTTGTAAATTTAGACGGTGCTGGGACTGAAACGAGTGACTCAATCCCAGCTAGGTTATCTAAAGGCGAGTCGGTTATTACTGCAAGAGCTACAAAAAATAATATTGATGAACTTGAGTGGATAAATAGAACAGGCTTATCAATAAAAGAATATTATAGTAATAATTTACAACTATCAAATATAAATGTAAATTCTGACGGCGAATTAATTCGTGAAATTAGGTTATTAAGAAACGAGACAGCGGGCCTCGGCATGAAAATACAAAAAAACACATCTGTAGAAATTAATGGTGTTTTGAAAGGTGATGGGAAATCAATATCAGCTATAATTGAGACACAAAATAAACGTAATGCACGACGAGGTTAAATATGGCAAGATGGAAAGCAAAAATAGAAGGATGCGATGTAAGTACATTTAATGTAAATCACGCAACTTACAGGGCTATTGCATTTGATATATTAGGTATTTTCCCAACGTTCCAAGTTGAGTCAGAAACCCAAACATCTATGAACGGAACGCAAATAGGCAAAAGGAAATTTAGAACAGTACTCGAGATTGACTGCATACCCTTTTCAACATGGGATTACCAACGTATCACAACTACAGAAGCCACAAAATATTTAATAGACGAGATTTTGAGTAAAAACTTTTGCAGAATAGCAACGCCAAATCCGGCTAATGGTGAAAGACTGCCGGATAGATATTCTGACTCTACTAATTTTCCTAAGACATCTGGGTTACTGCCTTTTAATTTTGCAAAATGTGACATCCAGATTGCTCAACAATGGGGCTCGGGAAATGAAAAATTAACACTCACTTGTTATGCAAAGAGTATATAATGCAAATAAATAGATATTTTAAAAATTGGACAAGTGATGATGGCTCCACTTATAAATTGGAAATAATACCAAGCCATTCACATACCGATGTAATTGATACTCGGGATGCTGGCGGCTTTAATGAATGTGAACTGCCGGATGATTTTATTTTAAAGGATATGACTTTAGAGTCGGACGCCGGCGAAATACCTTTGGGACTGCATAGTAAAACATTAAGAATGAACTTTAACTTAGGTTATGAAAATTCTAGTGTTACAGATGCAATATATTTGCGGGATGCATTATTAAAAGGCACGTTTAATTCGAATTTTCCAATGGATAGCTCGTATAATACCATGTATGAAATGTGGACTCCATTTGAATGTTTTAATACTTTTATACTTTATAAATCAGGTTCGGTTATTTTTATAGGCTGCCAAAAATTTTCAGCCGAAAATGAACTTGAGGTCACTAAATTATCACCGGTAATTCGTTACTCAGTAGAAGCCTATGATATAATACGTTGCATCGGTGAAATGATTAGACCTGAGGCATGGACTTGGTTCTTAAAAACCCAAAATGTTCTTGAAGATTATGGACTTGGTGACAATAACCAAGTTATGGAAAATAAAGAATATAAATTAATCAATATTGCGAAGCATTTTTTCCAAGGTGATGTTCAAGAAAATTTTTATGGAACATTTTATAAATTAGAAGATAGATTGACCGGTGATATGGCATTTACCGTGCAAACTTTTAAAAGCTTATCTGCTAAAATCGGCAATATGATAGAATGTTATATGAGAGCGATTTTGGTGTATGACGTTTCTTGCAGTGTGCCGTATTTTTACGGCACGGCCTCAACATTTTATAAATTACGTGAATATGGAGCAAATCCGAATATTGTAGTTAGCCATCCGGCATTTATAAGTGAAATTATTAGCACTAAATTTAATCAAAATTTCTTTTATGGGCAAATAATTGGCGGAGCTTTAGTTGACGAACAAATGTTTGGGCAATATAAAAATTTTTACGAGGTTTTAAAGTCTTTAATTGAAGGCAGTTTTGAACAATACCGGTTTTACTTTGGTTTTGTAGATAACGGCGGTGGGATGGCTTCGGATAGCTTCAGATTAGATTTTGAACCTATGAAAATAGCTCCTATAAATAATGATTTTACCGGCACAACCATAAGTCAGAATTCTGTTTTTGATAGTGTAAAATTTAAATTGTTTCAAGAAACCCTAAACACTTGTAATGTAACAGTAAGTTCAATAACAGGTGAATCAGATACGGAATCATGGTCATATAGTAAGCAAGCGACAAGCGGTGATAATTCAAAAGATATAAAAGTAATGTTCCATAATATTCCATTACTTACATACAGAAATATAAACAATCAAGAATCAAATTTTGAAACTGAAACAGTATGGTTTCGAAATACAATTAATTCAGGGACAATTTGCTATTTAGGAACTGACGGCATACCGTGCAAAGTTGATACGGCCTGCGAACTTAGTTGGACCTTTGATTATTGGTTTAATAACACTGTTATAGATGCACAAAAAACGCCATTTATTCAAATACTTAGCGAACAACAAAAATCAGGTTTACCATATAACATCTCAAATTCTATTGTTCAAATTCTTGGAGCTGCCACGCAAAAAACTTTGGAATTCAAAACTACAGTTGACTACCTAAATTCAGATGATTTGGGATTATTTTCTGACGTTGCTGTAAGTAACTTGGCACCGATTCTAGGGAATTGGGGCGGTTCAGGCTATTATAATAAAGGGGCTCTTATGAAGCATAGTTTGGATATATGGACTGGTATGGCTGATGTTGTCTTAAGAATACATGGAATGATGTAATGAAATACAATGATTTTTTAAAACCAAACGGCATTGGAAAAAAGCAAGTTGCTTTTAATATTCCAAAAAATGCCTCTGTAATATCTATAGCGGACGCAAACTATGAAGAGCAGACAGTTGGGGCGAACGACGGCATTTTGCACCAAGCAAGTGCGAATGCGGCGGCTTTGAGTAGAGTGATTGCATATAGTGCAGCAACGTCCGCTATAAACAATAATTACTCAAGTCCATTTGGGTTAAGCACTATTGCAGATTTTACTATTCCAACGTCTCTTTTTCATGCTAACACTACGATGCATTTTGCAAAAGTAAAATTTGACCAAGATTACACGACATTGCAAAACAATGGATTTTATTTAAGTTCTGACGGTACAACAATCATCCCAAGGCGTTCTGGATGGTATCTTGTGAACTCAAGATTTTTTTTAGGTAATCATAAAGGCAATCACCACTATAAATATAATGCATATTCGGTTGACTCAGTTGAGCAAAATTATAACGGCGGCGATATTTTGTATACCCAAGAATATCCAACGTTAAAAATTAGCACTGTTATTCCTGTGATTGGTTTTGATTCATACGGAAAAAATGAAAGACCTGATTCTGATTATCCATTAGGTGGAATTGAATTGGAAATAGGAGTATATGGCAATACACAAGAAATCAATGTCGGGAGCGGTTCTTCAAAAGCATGGGTTCAATGCATGTGGATATCCCCATTAAGTGAAGCAATAACAACAAACACAGCATAAATAAAAAGGAAACAATATGGAATTCTATACAGGCCTCACGGGCAAAGATACAACGCTTCAAAGTTTTGATTTTGGCGTTTTAGACACTGCAGCCTATGCGAGTGGCGATATATTGACAAGTTCAGCAATCACGGTAAGTGGCGGGCGTTATTTTGGTTTTGGTGGCGTTATTGAACGCATAATATTAAAGGAAACAACATCCGGAACTCTTGCTTTGCCTGATTTGCGCCTTTGGCTATTTGGCGATTCAATTACGCCAGCGGCTCGAAATAGTGCTCAAGCGTTCACAAGTTCGCAGTACTCGCTTTTAGTTGGTTATATCGATATTTCGGCGGGTTCTTGGATAAATGGAGCGTCTGGAGTGGCTATAAACACAATTACACCAGCTTTGCACTTTGTTTGCCAGCCGACTTCGAAGACTTTGTACATTGTACCAGAATGCAAAAGCGCTGAAACCTATGCTTCTGGCGCTACAATCACAGGGCAAATCGTTATTACACGAAACTAAATAAAAAAACCACGTATTGACAAGGCAGCTCAATACGTGGAAAACCTTAATAACGTTTCAATAATATTTATTGAATTATTGTGCAATATAAGGGATTTCGCTCAAATAGGAAAGTTATTTTTGCGAATTTTTTAGATATTCAAATGCTAGTTTTTCAGCATCTTGTCTAGAGTAGTTGGCATCATATTCTAATAATGCACATAGCTCTTCGTATAAAGTACAATCAATCATTAATGAATTCCATATTTATTAGTCATAACATCAATAAAATCCGGTCTATTTTTTTCAATCCAATTTACAGCGGTTTTGTATTCCTCGGAATATTCTTTTAAAGACTGTGAACCTACATGGTGAACGTAACTTGAAGAAATAAAATGTTTAAAACCCTTTCTTTCCATATCATAACATTGAATATCATCTGAGAAGAAATTGATTGGCATAAAATCAATCCAAGCCTTTTTTTCTATATATGCACAAACTGGAGAAATTACTGGCGTTGCTAAAATTCTATGCTCGTCGGAGTACTTTATGCCGTTCAGTTGTGACTTTTCGGTTGCCTTTGCCCTTATATTTTGAAAGCCTCTTGCATAATCGGTTCTAGAAGATAAATACCCTAGTTTTACATTATGTTTTTTGAGAATATTTTTATCATTTTCCAAAAATTGCCAACTATCCGGCGTAAAAACAATATCATCATTACAAATAACAAGAGAGTCATGCCAGCCGAAAGCAATATGAATAATTTTATTGTAGGCATCACCGAAGTTTGTTTCGAGGTTTGGGAATTGATGTACAACATGAGAACCTTTATAATCAATAAAATTTTCTGTCAATATATATAATTTTACATTTATTGGAATATAGTTTTCTATTGACGCTAGCATTACATCTAAACATTTGGATTTTGTCGTTGCGATTACTATTGCCTCCATATTACACTCCATAACTTAGAAGTTCGGCGATAGGGATTATAACAGCTCTAGAAGTGTTGTTGTCACCGATATCTTTAATTTTATTTTCAAGAAAATATTTTCTACATATTTCTTTAAGTTTTGTAACCTCAATAAATATATATATATCTTCGCATTTTGTGTTTGCAATTATATAACAGTAATAATCTGATTTTGTTATGCTTATTCCAGAAGGTTTTTCACGGCATTCATATTCAATGGCAATATTCCCAGTTTTGGCTGCAATTTTATCGTATTTTACTTCGATTTTTTTATTCTGCAAAATATCCGCTATTTTCTTTTCAGCTATTTGACCAATTTGCAAGTCATATTTAAAATCATTATTAAAATTCATTTAATTTTATCTCCATTTTACATTTTCCATCCGTATTTCGTAATTATTTTTATTTTTAAGTATGTAAACAACTTTAAATATGTGTTTTTTATACTTTAAAAGCTCGCTATTAAGCGGCAACCGTTTTTCGTTACATACTATCGTTATTGCATTTAATGACTCTCTTAATACGTTTAAAGCGTAATATTCAACATCTCTCAATTTCCACCTTGTTTACTCTGTAAATAATAATATAAAATTTAATAATGCTCCAGTAATTTTATAAATTACAAAAACAGTAAAAAAAGTGCAGAATATTGATACAGCAGTTACAAATGATGCGAGGGGATATTCTTTAATAAATTCTATTGTATTTTTTAAGTATTCTCTAATGAATTGCATAAATTTTCTTCTAAGTTAAGTGAATAATAAAGTGCTAATTTAGTAACCTCAAGGGGGGTGAGCTCCTCGTCGTCTACTATAAACATTTGACCTTCTTCTAAATAATCAACGTTTACAATAGATTTGTTTAAATTGGCTGTAATATATTTTTTAGAACGGTGCATAATTATCGGTAAGATTACTATATATTTCTACAGGTTCTGTCAGTCCATTTGCACGGGTTTTAATTTCGTACGCTTGGATTGAATTAATTAAGCCTTCAGAACCATCTTTTTTTTGAAAATATCTACCTTTAATATAACATTTCGCATTAATATGATATCCAATTTCTACATTTTCAAGAAATTTAATATTATCATTAATTACTTCGCATTTTACATATTCATTATACTTACCATTTTCGCACTCAAGTACAAATTCACGTTTTGAAAATTTTTCTGAAATCACTTGAGTTGGTGATACTTTGTGCAGTTTGCCAGTTAAATCAAATTTCATCCTATAATCCTTTTAATTAAAAAAATAATTGTTTGCAAGACTACTGAAGTAGAAATTGCTATTATTGCCCAAAATAGGACATATTTTGCTAAATTTTGCATAAACATTTTGTTTGCTCTCATTTGCTTAACTCCTTAAAATAATAATTAAATAATGACTCTCTATGCTCCAAACCGTTGTAACCTCCATTGATTTTTTTTGTTATTTCTTTAATAATAACTAGCGACGAGCCCTTATCTGCAATTTGATTCATATTGTTTTTATTCCAGAACCAGCCAGCCGCCGTGAGTGGATAATTTTCGGCAACTATATCAGGGCTATTAACAATATCTTTATTAATACTATTTCCAAATTGCAAATAGTTATTTTTACCAGTTAATTGTATGTATGAACGGCCACGGTATTTCCAACCATCTCCAGAACTTTCGTCTCCATTTCCCATCCTATTTGCATAAACTTTGTTCGCAATTAATTCAGGTTTTCTTGCATATTTTTTCGCCTCCGCAATAGTTTTAAAATATTTTGGAAATACTGCTAATAAACGTTCAGCCGAGTAATTTAAATTTTCATAAAGTGATTTAAAACCTCCAGACTCATGATGTACTTGACTTAAAAAATGCGCTAATCTAAGGGAACTATTAATATTATAACTATGTATAATTTCATTTAATTCAAATGCAATTCTATTCGGTAATTTTAAAATTATTTAGTAATGCGAATTCTTCAATTGCTTTGTTTGTCATTGATACTCCTGCAATATGCTTGTAAATTCTCATTAAAATTATTTGTTATTGGTATTTCATCTACTAAAGGCTGATAAATTCTTTTGCGCTTAAATTGGATTGCTTTTATAATCATTTGCAATTTTGATAGTTTATGATAATCGAAATAAAAATCTATTGCTTCATGGATTAAACTGTGAGAATTACCTGTTTGCATTACCATTTTAGAATAATGCTTATGAGCGTTTATTCTCATGCCTTCATAGTACATAGCAGTTAAATCCGTTTGTTGCTTACTCATTGCCTTCTCCGTAGGTTTCTGGTAGATTTTTTTTAACTCCTTTTTGTTTTCCAAAATAATCCCTATGCCAATCAATGCCTTCATTAAATGCATCCATTATTTGCTCTTTCTCCATTTTTAAAGCTTTTTGAACGGTCTTGTAAATAATTGCCGATGCATCCCAGTCCAATGGTGGGAGCCTTTTATTTAGTGTTGTTCCCAACCACTCTACCGCTGTTTGTTGCTTACTCATTGCGCGCCCTCCCACAATTTAGACTCTGCATTGTAATTCTCTTTTAAATTATTTAAACATTTATTAATTAATTCGTATGTAGTTTGTTTTTTTAAATCTGATATTGTAAATCTCAATATACGATACCCAAGCATACAAGCAAGATTATATTTTTCCATATCTTTAATAAATCCTGAAGGCCTGTTATGACGTCCATTTATCCAGACACCGCCTTCAATTTCAACCGCTAATTTATTATCAATAAAACAATAATCAAATCTAAATTTTCTTTTTAATTCCTTAGCAAATAGAAATTCAGCAACCGGCATTTTAATATCATTTTTTTTTAATAATGCATAAAATATCATTTCATCTATTTTTTTCATATTTTTTCTAAAATTGTGCAATATTTAATTCTTTATAAGATTGATTTTGTAAATCGTACTCAAAATCAATTCTACCGAGTTTTCCTATATATTTTGATTTAATTTTTTGCCAATAAAATTCCATGTGTGATTTACTGGCATCATCCTCGTCAAATCTTCTATAGACACAACCACCATTATCAGCAATATTATAGAAATTAGCCGAGCCAGAAATATCGTACAAAACAGGAACCTCAAAATTATAATTACTGCCATTAATTTTATTCATTTTGCGTGGATGCGCAATTAGTATAATATGGATGCCGGTTTTCCTTGCATAATTTCGCAATTTTACCAATATTTTAGCAATAAAGCTAGTCTCACTTTCGCCTCTTGTTATATTGGTTTCTAAGTTATTAAAAGGGTCAATAACTAATATGTTTATTCCGTATCTTTTTAGCAGCATTTTTGCAGTTGCCAACACATTATCGAGTTGGAAATTGTCTTCAGGCAAAATATTAAAAATAAAATCATTTAAAAAGTTTAAACTTTCTTTAATTAAATCAGGGTTCATTCTATCAATGCCACTATAAAAAGGACGTTTTAAATAAATTTCCATTAATCTTATAAGCCAAATTTCTATTGATGGATTTTCAGGCGAAAATACTGCAGATTTCCATCCTACATTTTTCGCCAGTTCCACAATAATATTATCAATAAAATTAGATTTTCCATGCGAAGGTATGCCGGTGATAACTGTTAGCTGACCTTCATGAAAAGTAAAATGTTCATCAAATTTTTGGAATGAATTTGTTTTGACGCCGGTGTTAAAACCATTATTCCAAATATCAATTAAATTACTTTCAAAATCTTTGGCATAATTAACATTTTCTATTGGATACGGTTCAGCGTCTGTAAGACATTTATAGAGGCCGGCCGTGCCTTGTTTTAACAATACATCATTTGCATCCTTACAGCCCTCTGGGAAGCGAACAATACGACAGCGTTCTTTACCAAATCGCCTAGAAAGTTCCTCGCATAATCTCCTACCAACGGCATCGGAATCAGTTGCTAAATATATCGTTTCACAATCGTCAAAATAATGGATACTATTATCAATAAATTTTAATTTTTGTGATATATTTTTTGCTTCTGGATTTATCCCACCATTCGGGACTGAAACCGCTTGTAAAATGCCGGCGACTTCGAATGAAAGGGCATCAATTTCCCCCTCACATATAACTGCATAATTTTGGTTGATAATATCATTAATTTTATAAAAACAAGGAAAGCCTTCTTTAGATTGCATAAATTTCTTTTCTTTTATATTTCTATATTTTACATTTACACAATCCTCGTTTATATAGTATGGGAACATCACCCAACCGTTATGTTCGCTAATTTTATTTCTTTCTATTATTTCTTTATTTATACCTCTATTTTTAAAAAAGATTTCAATATTATTTATATTTTCATTCTTTTCATAGGGTATTGATTTATATTTATCAATTTCTTTGTATTTAATTTTATTTTCAGATATTTTCCCAGTCCAGTTACAATGGTGGCAAAACCAAGTTAGATTATCCGTATCAACACTTAAGCATTTCTCACTTTTATGGTTATTTCTAGTATGCGAGCATTGGGGGCATAATGTTCGTTGTTGACCTCCAATTTTAGTATTAATATTTAATATGCCATAATCATAAAAAGTGTTCATAAATCACCGTTTTCCATTTCTATAACCAGTGCATTTATATAATTTTTTATTCTTGAATTATATTTATAATCATTTGAGATTTTTTCTATAGAATTACGAACTGTAGTGTGGTCTTGCTGGAAGTAATCCGATATTTTTTTATATGACATTGGATAAAATAAATATAAAAGAAAATGAACAATTTGCCTAGGTTCAATAATTTCTTTTACTCTAGATTTTGACATTATAATTTCTTTATTTATATTATAATCTTTACTAACTTTATTAATAACAACATCATAATAAATATCGATATATTTTTTATGCCTTTTCTCCCTTATTTTTTTTGCTATTTCACAAAGCTGAAAACCAAAATTTTCAGGAGTGTTTTTTCTCATTGCATATTTTGTACTTTCAAATAATTTTTCACGTTCGGCTTTTAATTCTTGACTTAACGAATTGAACCTTTTGCCATTTATCGCAAGAGAGTAAATACTGCCAATACTTTTCAACTTTTCCATAAATTGCCTCAAAATACTATTGTTCTAGGGGATGAAATTTTTGTGTGGTTTTTATTAATATTTAACAAATTATCGATAACTAAACATCCATTTTTAGACGTGTTTGCCAGCGCTTTTAGATGTTTAAATTTTTCACTCCAAAAACTATCTTTAATCGCATTGTAAATAGCTTGTTTGATGTTGTCTTCGGTATATTTTAAAGCATTTAATTTCCTTAGTGCTTTTAAAGAAATTATTTTTTGTTCACGACTATTTAAATACAATTTTTGCGCTTCAGATAAATTTTGCGAAGTAATAAAAAAATCTAGCATTTTTTGCATAAACGCAATTTCAGGTTCTGTAAAATCTTTTAAAGCATCGGCAGTTTCACCCCCCCCTTTTCCCCCCCCCTTAATACCCCCCTTGAACCCCCTTTTATCCCCCCCCCTTATACCCCCCCCAAAAATAGAAGTATTTTTTTGAAAGGTTGAAGGAAAACTTTTTTGGAATGCCAACTGCAAAACGTCAAGTCTATTTCCTAAGTTGTTTATGGAGTTTACAAGTTCTTGAAAAGTTTCTTTAATTTCAATTAAGTTTTTAGTAAAATTATCAATATTTTGTTCAGTTTGTTCCATTTTTACTTTTCTCCTTAAGTATAAATAGGTGTTTTTAGTGTTTTAAATTAATTATAAGCAGCGTTAATCACTTATCCTATAGTTTGTATCGTTTATATTGGTTTCGTTGCTTATAAAGAATTTAAAGCGTTAATTTGAATTTGTTAATTTAGGTGATATTTGTTTATTAATACAAAATTCTGTTAGACCATTAATACATTCATTTACTAAGGTAAAATTTATCATTGATTCGTAAACTTTAAATTGATGTAATTCATTATAATATAATTCACTTTCAATATCATCAACATTATTCCAACTGGTTTTTACATTTGGAAACTCAAATACATGGTATGCCATTACAGGAACGGAAAATATTTGTAGATATAACTGCCATTGTAATGAGTTGAGGTATTTTTCAACATTAAATTGTCCCCACGTTGTTTTGAACTCATTAATTTGATTGCCTAGTAAATTATCTACAGTTCCAGAAATTAGAACATCACCAAATTTAGTATTGAAAATCTTGCTATTTTTTATTTCAAAAACCCCCTCGTAAAACATTTGTCTTGCATAGTTAATACAATCAATGTTAAAATATTTAATTTCTTTATTTTTATTTTCTAATAAACTGTGGAACATTGTTCCAAGTTGCATTTTTAATGTTGATTCCGTATTATATTGCAAAGAGTACATAAGACTATCAACATTAATTTCATTATTAAGATATTTTCTATATAAATCGATATGACTCGCTCTAAATGTTAATATCGGTTTCATTCGGCACCTTGTTCAAATGTTTTCAGCGTCGCATTATAAGTATAATTTCTACTTTCGGCAATTAATTTAATTCCCGTCCAAATTTGTAAGCTCTCTGACTTGGAATAATCTGAATTTGCATTTTTAATCAATTCAAAGTATTTATTAAATTCTATAATATCAATTAAGCTGCCGGCGTGTTTGATTATGCCTTTGCACTTTTCGATGGAGTCTTGTTGTTGTTTGCTAAGTTTATTTAAAGAGTCCTTTGTGTTACTAATTAAATTATTCATAAAGTTTTCAATATTATGCAAACCCGAAACATCGGCATAATCTAATTTCCCACAATTTTTAGCGATAATATATTCTGATGCTCTAAAGTCTAGTAACGTTTTGCCATTAGTTATAGACATATATCCAACGAGGTCGGCACTTTGCACAACAATATCATAGGAACTGCCGGCCATTAAAGGTCTTTTAATTTTAAAGTCACCCTCGTCCTTCTCTTTTACATGGGCAATAAATACAATGTCTTTATTCAATGATTTTATTCTACGATGAAAATCTTGAAACAATTTTTTTAGCTCCCCGTACATTTGCATTTGAGCCTTGATTAATCTTGGGTTTTCTTGTTCTAAATATAAAATCATAAAATCAAGCATTTTGCCAGCGGTATCAATAATTATTGTATCATATTTATTAATAGCATCTAAAAATTCGCTGAAGTTTCTAGCAATATCATTCCATGAATTTATTCGTATTGTGTCTTGTCGAAATGCAGAGCGGTGAGCACCATTGTCAAAGTCTAATAAAATAGCATTGTTCGAAGTGTTTGCGAGCGTAGTTTTACCAATGCCGGCTTCTCCATATATTAATACTGTCAACCCAGTTGTTAATATTTCGTCTTGTGGCTTGTAAATTTTAAACATTTTTTCTATTCTCCATGAATTTAATTACTTCAAATTTATTTACATACAATTTCGGTCTATTATATTTATTTTTTTTTACAATTACATTTCTAAACGTTGCTGGATAATACCTTTTAATTCCATTAAAACTGTAAAATCTACCAGAACATAACCTACGAGCATACTGCAAAGAACATTTTAATAAAATGCTAATTTCTTTAGTGTCGATATAAAGATTTTCCATATTTAAATAATTAATAATTTGAAAAATAGTAACCATTATTTTCGCTAAAGTCGTACATTAAATCCCTTGATGAGGCTTCCCAGTCTATTACTAAGTAATTTGGAATATCTTTTAAGTTATATAATTCATTAGTAATATGTTCAGTAAATTCCCCATCAGAATTGTACGCGCCTTGGTAAGAATCCTCAATATTTTCTATTGCAATGCCAATTTCCAAACCGGCAATAAATACTTGAACATCTAAATACGAATTATAATACGTTTCAAAAAAATCTTGATATAAGTTAGTTTCTAAATATTTATTTAATTCAGCAAACTCTGTAAATTCATTAAATCTTAAGCAGCCAGCGTCAAGCTCACTTTCCATACCTTGCTTTTTTAGTTCACTTTGCATGAATTCGAATGAGTAATTAAATTCACTTACTGTAAAAGTGTAGTTTATACTTTCAACTTCATAAACTAGTTCAAAATCAACTTTGCTATACATAATATTCACCTACATTCCTTCGGCAAAAAAGCCATTAAAATAACCAATAATTCCAAGTATTAAAGTACATAAGGCAATCACAACGGTGATTAAATTTTCAAGTCTTTTTTCAGCATCAAAAGCCCTTGCTTCGGCAATTAATGCTCTTTTTTGATAACTCATTCTTTCATTTTTCATAACATTCTCCAAATAAAAAAAAAATAACTAACCGAAATATATATCAAATAAATCACTGGCAATTCTAGTCCAATTTAAATGGCGGCTAAGGTCTCCCATAATGTAATGTAATAATTCATCTTTTTTATGGCGACCAAATAAATCCGCTGAAACAATGCCGTCGATTTCTTTCATCAAGTCGTCATTTCTGTCCATCTCTTCATTATAATGATATTCTGAGTGCTCATCACGAAGGTCGTGTAAGTTTTGGAAGTCGGAATACCATTCAATAATTGATTCCTCAATATTCTCGAATAATTTAAAAGTGCTCATTTTTTTCTCCAAAAAATTATTATTAAATATGAATTATATTGTTGTTATATCTAAACAATTTTCGTTTATGCTAACTTTGTAAAATACAAACTCTTCGTTTTCTAAATGTGCGAAATACTTAACACTTTCGTCATGATTTAATGTAACTGAATTAATTACTGCAAACTTTAATTTGTTACTTAATAACATTTTGATTTCTTT